AAATCAACAAGGAATGATGCCAAATGAACAAACTAACTAATAATCCACAAGTAACTGGATTAGATGGGTTTCCAAGAAATAAAAATTTAGAAGAAGAAGTATCTTTGAATTTTACACATTTATTTTCTCAACCAACTGGTCAAGCTATTTTACAGTATTTGAGAAGTATTACCATTGAAGCTGTGCATGGATCAGCAGTGACAAATGATGTATTGCGTCATGCAGAGGGTCAAAGGTATATAGTTGGATTGATTGAAAGACGTATTCAACATGGTCATAAAGTAAAGAAAGGTTCATAATGGAAGATCAAGTTCAAGAAGATGTTTCACGTGAAACAGTAAGTGAAGAACAACCAGTAAACTCTATGGGTGAAAGACCTGATTGGTTGCCTGAAAAATTTAAGAGTCCAGAAGATTTTGCTAACTCATATCATAATCTTGAATCAAAGATAGGGCAAAGTAGAGATACTATAAGAGATGAAGTTATTGCAGAGATAGAAACAGAAGCGTATGCTGACAGACCAGAAAGTGCTGGTGATTACCTTTTGCCTGAATCTCTTGATCCAGAACTTGCACAAGATAACCCTATGCTCGATTGGTGGGCTGAACATTGTTATAGCTCTGGTATGGGTCAAGATGAATTTGAAAAAGGCATCGAGATGTTTGGTGAGCAGATGGGAGCTGACTATGATGCTGATGCAGAGATTGCTGATTTAGGAGATCATGCAGAAGAAAGAATAGAAGCTGTTGGATTGTTTGTAGATCAGATTGTTCCACAAGAAAGTCATTTAAGAGAAACAATAGATGATTTTTGTTCTACATCAGAAGGCATACAAGTTGTTGAGTTGCTCATGTCACAAATGCAACAAACACCATTTTTAGATGGATCACAACCAGTACAAGTTATGAATGAAGCAAAACTGAAAGAAATGATGCAAGATCCTCGATATTATGGTCATAATAAAGATATGGATTTTGTACGTAAAGTAGATGAAGGATTTAAAAAGATCTATGGCTAAGAAAAAAGTAAAGAAACCGATAAAGTATTGACATACATCAGAAGAGGTAATCTTGAGTTTCGACCATGTGTTATTTCTGATGTTGATATTATTGTCGATAATATGCGTTTACCTGATATCAGGGAGTGTGCATTGGTTGGGGTTACACCCAAAGTAGCACTTCATGTGCCTTTTGTAGAAGATGGGTCAAAAGGATTTACAATCACACACAAACAGAAACCAGTTGCCATGTGTGGTGTTACACCACTAGATGATTACAACTATCGTGGTAAGATATGGTTTCTTGGAACTGATGACATAGATAATATTGCAAAATCTTTTTATAAATATAGCAAACTTATACTCAGATTTTTATCTTATGAATATGATTATGTAGAAAATTATGTTCCAGTAGATCATGAAAAAACTATTAAATGGCTACAATGGATAGGGTTTGAAATAGAAAAACAACAATATTTTGTAGATGAATACGAGTTTTTAAGAGTTTTTTATTGCAATCCTGAGAGAATTGAGTGTAATAGTAAGTTAAGTGAAAGACCCGTACTGCATTAGAGAAGCCCTATATGGATAACTTTTATGACAAATGCAAAGGACAATCTGAAACGTAAATTGTAACTTTAACTTTAAGGAGCTGAATAATGGCAAATACAATAGATACTGCCTTTATCAAACAGTTCGAATCTGAAGTGCATCTTGCTTATCAACGTATGGGATCAAAGCTACGAAATACTGTACGTCAGGCAAACAATGTAACTGGAAGCACAGTTCGTTTCCAGAAGATTGGAACTGGATCGGCAACAACCAAGTCACGAAATGGCTTGATTACACCGATGGAACTAGCACATACAACTGTTGAAGCAACTATGAGCGACAAATATGCCGCTGATTTTATTGATAAGTTGGATGAGCTAAAAACAAATATTAACGAAAGACAAGCTGTTGCAACTTCTGCGGCGGCGGCTTTGGGTAGAGAAACAGATACTATCTTATATACAGCAATGGATAGTGGTGCTAACTCAACTCAAATACATGACACAAGTTCAGCTGTTGAAAAAGCTGATTTGCTTTCTGTGTTTGAAACTTTTGGTACTGCAAACATTCCTGAAGATGGTGGTCGATATATTGCTATGCACCCAAAGGGATATGCGGATCTGTTTAATATAACAGAATTTGCATCATCTGATTTTGTTGGTGAGCAAAACCTACCATTTGCTGGTGGTATGACTATGAAAGAATTTCTTGGATTCAAGATCTTTTCAACGGCGGCTATTACAGCTGGAAAGAACATGGCATATCATACTACAGCAGTTGGTCTTGGTGTTAATTCTGATGTTCAGACGGAAGTAAACTATGTTCCAGAAAGAGCATCACATCTTGCAACATCTATGATGTCTATGGGTGCTGTTGTTATTGATGACAATGGTGTCTATGAACTCTTAGATAACAACTCATAGGGGGTATTAATATGGCTTATAGTGCTTCTGGTTTAACCCTTTGGACTATGAATGGAGTTGGTCCAAAACTTTGGAACTACTCAACAACGGACACAATCGCAACTGTGAATAGTGCTGGTTATTTTAATGATGCGGCAAATATGTTGAGTGTTCGTGATGTTATCTGTGTTTCAGATACTAATACTCCAACGACCCATTGGGTAAATGTCCTATCAAACACAGGTTCTGTAGTAGATGTATCTGATGGTACAGTTATTGTAGAAACAGATGGTGACTAAATATGTCTAGCACAGCGGCAGATAGTTCGATTGATATTTGTAGTCGAGCATTGATTCTGATTGGAGCTGAACCGATTACCTCTTTTACAGATGGTTCAACAGAATCTTTGGTAGCTTCAAATCTTTATGAGGACATCTGCCGTTCTGCACTTCAAAACTGTAGATGGCGATTTGCTACAGATCAAAAAGTTTTAAATAGAAGAACTGATGCACCAACTGGTAGATATGATTTTGCGTATCAATTACCAAATGATAATCTTATAGTTCATGCCATAACTGTAAATGATAATCTTGTAGAGTATCAGATATATGGTGATATGGTGTATGCTGATACAGATCAGGCAGATACTGTTATAGCTGATTATACATTTCGACAAACTGAAGAAAATTTCCCAGCATATTTTACAGTAGCATTACAGTATGCTTTGGCATTAGCATTTGCATCATCGATTGCAAGAGATGCAACAATGGTTACACAAATGTCTGCACTTGCAGATAGGGCTATGATGAAAGCTCGGAGTGTAGATTCACAACAACAAACAACACGAAAGCTCGTTTCAACAAGATTTATTGCTGAAAGGAGGAGTTAATGCGAAAAGCAAAAGTTCCTCTAACTAACTTTCAGTTTGGAGAAATAAGTCCTAGTTTAATATCAAGAACAGATACAAGGGTATATAATAACTCTGCTCAAAAGATTGAAAACTTTTTTTTGAGAGCAGAAGGTGGTGTAATAAAAAGAGCTGGTTTATCAAAAATATATGAGTTTGATACAACTATAGATGCTACTAAAGTTCAACAACATAGATTAGTTCCTTTTATATTTTCTGATGATGAAAGATATATTATATCTCTTGAACATCAAAAGATAAGAGTATTTCAAATAGCAACTAATAATACTGTTTCTTTAGCAACAACAATAACACAAGATGCTAGTAGTGCTACGTTACCTTTTACTAACGAAAATATACATCAGGTAACTTATGCTCAATCTGGTGATGTAATGTTTATTGCTCATCAAACATTCATGGTTAGAAAGCTTACAAGAACTGGTCTTACATCATTTCAAGTAGAAACAAAAACATTCGATACACAATCTGCTGGAGCAAAAATATATCAACCATATTTTCAGTTTCAAGATTTGGGTGTAACTCTTGATCCTTCTGCATCTTCAGGCAATGGAATTACATTAACAACAAGTGCGGCTTATTGGGATTTAACTGGTTCACAATCAGGTGGTAACTATCCTGATTCAAAACACGTGGGTGTAACAATTAAGTATCACGATCAAGAAATTACAATTACATCAGTTCAATCAGCAACTCAGGCAACTGGTAATGCTTTAGCAACTTTGAAAAAAAGATTAACTGTTGATTCATTTAGAACAGATAATGGTGTGGCAACTGTAACTGTTACTCTTGCTAATCATGGATTTTCTGCAAGTGACGCTTTTACTATATCAAGTGCTAATAGTGTTGGTGGTATTTCTGCTAGTAATTTAAATGGATCAAGAACTGTTGCTGAAGTAATTGATGATAATACTTTTACATTTACTGCTGGTGCTAATGCAAATGATTCGGCGGCTGGTGGTGGTACACCATTTTTAGAAACCCATGCACCAGCTACTAACTGGTCAGAACAATCTTACTCATCATTAAGAGGGTTTCCAGGTGCAGTTACATTTCATCAGAATAGATTATGGTATGGGGGGACAATTGCTCAACCTGATGGATTATGGGCTAGTAAGTCTAATGAGTTTTTTAATTTTGATATTGGAACTGGTGCAGATAATGATTCGATTGATATTACTGCCGCAATAGGTGAAGTGAATACAATTAAACACTTAGTATCAAATAGAGATTTACAAGCATTTACATCTACGGATGAATTCATTATACCAGCTTTTGTTGAGAAGCCTACAACCCCTACAAATGCTACAATCAAAAGACAAACACCTTTTGGTTCGTCTTTTGTAAGACCTTATGTTTTTGATGGTGCAACTGTATATGTTCAAGGATCTGGTAAAATTATAAGAGAGATGTTGTTTGATGATGGTCAGCAAGCCTATACCGGTCAACCTATTTCCTCACTGGCATCACATCTTATTAATACACCAATTCAAGCAAGCACTTTAGCTGGTGGTATTGATCGTGCTGAGAGTTATTATTTTTTAGTAGATGCAGATGGAACTCTTGGTGTTTTTAATTCTAATAGGGGTGAGCAGAGATATGGTTGGACACAGTTTACAAGTCAGGGATCATTTCATTCTATTTGCACAGTTGATACAAGAGTGTATGCTGTAGTTAAGTTTGATAAAGGTGGGGGAACAAATAAATATATTCTCTGCGAGTTTGATAGTACTTTTAATACTGATATGGCTAAAACATATTCTGGTAGTAACGGAGTATTCGATGTTAGTGCCGACTTCACAAATGGTGCAGTCCTTGATGTGGTCAGCGGTACTCATTATCTTGGTCAGTTTACTGTGGCTAGTGGCAATATCGATGTATCGGCTGTGGACAATTCTCTATCATCAGCAGAGATAGGATTTAAGTTTGATGTTACACTCACAACCAACCCAATAGACACAGTTGGACAAAGTGGTGCTATAACTGGAGAGCCAAGAAGTTTGAATAAAGTTATTGTTGATTTAAATGCTACTTTATCAGTTTCTGTAAATACAAAAGATTTAATTATACGACAAGTAACTGATGATTTAAGTCAGGCTCGAACACCAGTTACAGGAAAGAGAGAGTTTAGATTACTGGGATATAGTAAAGATCCACAAGTTACTATAAGCCAGTCTGCACCTCTTTCCTTACAAGTCAATTCATTAATAGCAGAGGTAACATTCTAATGGATCCATTTACTATAATGGCACTAGCAAGTTCAGCTTTAAGTGCAAGTGCGGCGATAGCTCAAGGTAAGGAAGCAAAAGCTCAAAAAGAAGCTGAAGCTCAACAGATAGAACAAGAACGACAACAAACAATCATTAATACTATGCAGAAGCATAATGATAGATTGCGAGAGTTTGATAATGCTGAAGATATAAATGAATCATTGTTTGCTTTTATGAATAGAGATGATGATAGATCATTGAAAGCATTTAGAGAAAATGAGAAGTTGATAGCTTCTGATGATGCAAGACGTATTGATACACAAGGTTTATATCGAGGAGAGCAGTTACGATTGCAAGCGGCAAGTGCAAGGAGAGCTGGTAGATCTGCTGAGAAGATGGGTTACCTAAATGGTGCAGTTTCATTACTTGGTGGTGGAATGGATGCTTATAAATATAGTAGCCCAAGTTCATCAGGAACAAGGGGGAGATAATGGTTAGTGTTGTAAAACAAAGACGCCAGTTTCAAAACACACAGATAGGAATCAATAGAGCAGATATGTCTGTGGCAAATGATCTTGGTCGAGTTTCTCAACTTGCAGATCAAGTAACTAATCGAATGTTTAGAGAAGCCGCAGATAATGCGGCCAAGTCTGCAAAACAGTTTATTGATGAAATGCCAAACAATGCAATCTATGGTGTTGATCCAAAGACTGGCAGACCAAAAGTAATTGATCTTCAGGAATCTTTACCATCAAAAGGATATGGAACGTATGCACAAGATCTTATTAAGAAAGGTATTGATGAAAGATTTACTCGATTAGCAACAAACGAATATAAAGAAAAGTCTGCTGAGTTTGCATCTAAATATCCATTCAGTCCAACAAAGTATAAAGAAGAAATGTCACGCTTTGTTTCTGAAATGAAGAAACCTTATAGCGGTAAATATTCAAATCTTATTGAGATTGGTGCAACAGAATGGATTGGTAGAACACAAGCAGTTATTCTTGAAAATGCTATTAAGAATCAAAGACGATTAGCTGGTCTTGACTTATCTAATTCACTTAATGATTTTTCAAAAGATATAGCTTCTATTGGTATCGGTGGAGGTACCGATTCAAAACAAATGCTTGCGATGATTGATGAATATGTAAGCTCAAATAGTGAAGCCATTGCTAGTATGCGTAATATGGGCAACTTCCGACAAACACCAAAACAAGTTGCAGATGCTCTTAAGGCAGAATTTGCAGTAAATAGAATCATGCACATTTTTGAAAGAACCACACGAACAGATCCAAAAGGTTTAAATGGTGCAAAGTTTATAGATGCTGTTTTAGTTGGCAGATTTGATTTTCCTGAAGAGTTTAATGTTTCAAAAGAAGAAACAAAGTTATTGTATAATCATGTTGTCAAAGGTGGTCAACAAAGTGCGTTAAGAACAAAGTTAATAGGATTACAAGAAGATAATAATAGAGTTCGCAGATCTCAAGATGCAATAAAAATTGAAGAGGATAGAAATAAAGCTGATGCACAAATTTCACAATTACTTTTTGATAAAGAACAAATAAAAGATAATTATGATCCTACTATTGAGGGTAATGCTTATAATCAGTTTGTTTCAAATATCGCACCAATGGATCTTAAAAGTGCAGTAGGTTTTTATTTAGATGAGATAGAAAAAATAAATGAAGCAACAACATTACAAGAGATTGCTGGATCAGTAACACCAAGAGCAATACTTAATCCTACTGAAGCAAATAATATAAAGAATGAACTAACAGATGTTTTTAGAAATCATGTTGGGGATCAGATTGTATCTGTTTTTGGCAGAGATAAAATTAAATTAGAAGCTGTTGGTGAATTTATAAACATGACTAATTTACCAGATGGTAAACTTAATATGGCACCTTTTTCAGAAAGAGGTATTAATCTTTCGCAAACAGAAAGAAAAGCATTACAACAGTTTGGTCAGTTTAATGAGTCGGCTGATCCTCGAGCATCAATGTATGAGAACTGGGGTGGAGATAATAGAGTACGATTAACAAATTCATTACGAGCTGAAATCAATAAAGAGATTGCAGAACGACAAGGTTTTATTGAAACACCATCACCAATATCAGAAGCAAAACGTAGAAAGCTAATTGATTTTAATGAAGGTATGCAAACTGGTTTTACGTCTACAACAAAAGACCAAAGAGAAATTTTAGAAGATTCATTACTAAGTGATCCTACTTATGGTGCTGAACTTGCTCAGATTGGTGTGATGGGTGCATTGAGAGATGCTAGGTTTATGACACCTGGGGGTGAGTTTTATAAATTTTATGAAGATATGAATGCAAACTTAGTAAATAAAAACATTTTACCACAATCAGCAGTTATGTTTATGCAAGGTATGGAGAATGGTTCTATATCTGCTGGTGAAGGTCGATATATGTTGAACTTCATAAGAGCAAATATTCTCAGACCAATAGATCAAAGAAATATTGTTGCAGATCAAATGATAGAAAAAACATTACCGAATGGTAGAAAGATTCTTGCACCTGATACTGGTGCTTTAAGCACTACAACAACTCGACTAAATTTATTTAAAAGAGGTCATGGTCTTGATGGTCAAGCAAACTTCTTTGCTGAATTTATACGATCATCTCAAGCCTTTGGTACTGATGCTTTACCATCATTGTTTGCTAAAGCTGTTGAGTTGCGTAATGACTCTAGTAAAAAAGAAGATGTATTAAATGATTTACGAAATAAATTTGAACTCAAATCAAATCAAGATCCAATAGCACATGGTCGAAGAATATTATCTAAGATTGCTGGAGGACAAAATAATCCTCTCTATAATATGCTTAAAGATTCTATTGATGAATGGGCTGTTATAAATTTTAATAATAAAGGAGCATCATTTGAAGATTGGGTTGAGAATATAAAGGATACTTCTTTTGGTGGAAGTGATGATATTGTTCTTGATATTAATGGTGTTATATCAACTAACAATCCAAAAGATATAAGAACACCTTATTCACCACAAAGACTATTTGGAGATAAATCAGAGCAATTTAAACTTTGGGCTGATTCATTAATACGAGATCAAACCAATAATATTTTTAGTCTTACATCAGGTGACAGAGGTGGTATGACTCAAAGCAAGGGTTTATTAAGTACAGTTTTTGGTGGATTCAAACCAATGAAAGCTGGTGATCCACATACAAAAGTATGGTTAGTTCCTGATCCTTATACATCAATGATGCCAACTGGAGAGCCTGATTTAGCTACAACTATTTTTAGACCACATTACATAAATGATTTGGGTGAGTTAGTTCCAGCATTATTCTTTGATGCTTCAGCAGATAAAGGTAAAGAAATAATTTATCCTGAAATAAAAGTAAGTGACTTTTTAGAATATTCACGATCAGATCAGATGCGTAGGTATAACTAATGATTTATACTAAGAATACGATACTTTCTTCTTCTGCACCTCAATACAATCAGAAACTATATAGTGACATTCCAACGTCTACAAGTTGGACAGATACATTGGCGGCAACTCTACAATATAACTATCAGCCAATGATAAATGCTTATTACAATAGACAAACATATAATGATACAGAGCAAGGTAATTATATTCCTATGGAGAATATACCTGATGAGTATATGGAGTTTAGAGATGATTTGATTCATGCAAAGAATCAAGATCACATGAATGATTTGATTGCTCAGATTGATGGTATGAGAGAAGTGAGGTCAAAGTTAGCTAATGCGTCATTATTCAATCAATTTACTGCTGGTTTGTTTGATCCTATTAATCTTGTTGCTTTACCTTTTGGTGGTCCAACTTATGGTATTGTTCGTTCTGGTCTTAGGGTTGGTACTGGTGTAGCGGCATTACAAGCTGGACTTGAAGTTCCAAGACAAATGTTTGATCCAGTAACAACTATGGGTGAATCAGCAATGAATGTTGGTGGTGCATTTATTGTAGGTAATGCTCTTGGTGGATTGATGGCAGTTCCTATTACACAAAGAATAAATGCAATGACGAGAACTGCTCAAGAGAATGAAGCGTTCTATAATGCTACACGACAAGTAAATGCAGAACACATGGAATTTTTAGGACAAAGAGAAAGTAGAATATTTCAACCTCTTGGCACTCCTATGAATAGATTGAATGATGAACAAATTGCAAGTTTGGTAGATGCACGACAACTTGATGGTGAAACACTTGAAAATATAACTGGTGCTGTTGATCCGCAGTTTGCATATAATAGACAACAATTTAATGATTTATCTGCACAACAACAGAGTGAGTTGCTCGATGGTATTGCAACTGAAGCTCGATCAGAACAAGCAATCCGACAACTTGAAACAACTGCTGGATTGGAAAGAACAAGAAATGACCTTGTAAAAAATTGGTTTACCGATTCTTTTGCTTGGAGGTTTATAACTACACCATTAAAAAGAACATTACAAAGTAAGTTTTCAGCCGAAACAAAAGAAGCAATGTTAAACTTGATTGGCGATGGAGGTCATTTTCTTGTTGGTATGAAGTATGGACAAGGTGGTAGGCAATCTATTCATACAAAAGCGGCAACATATCAAGGTGAATGGTTGCAAGTTCATAAAGAAAATCTCAAAATTTGGGGTGAGTATACCGGTCAAGGTGTTCCTTTGGAAACAAAGATGGATTGGCATTTTGGTAAGAAACGATATGACCAATGGTTAGAAGATACTTGGAAGAAATCACAAACAGATCCTGAGAATCTTACACAATATGAAACAAGATTGGTTGATACTTGGAATAAGTTTTTTAAGAAATGGGAACAGCGATTGAGAAAGTCAGGTGAGTTACCTGATAAACTTTCATTACAAGATGAAGTTCGTAAACTTGATACTGATTATAGAACATACAATGGCAAGCTAAGACGTATGATGAATCAGGCTGGATACGATCCAAGAAGTGAAAAAGTCGTTACACTTAAAAAATTAGTATACAAAATAAAACAAAATAGAAAACAAGCTCGTATTAATCTTGATTCTATTGAAAGAGGATTTTTACCTAATAGAATGATGCGAGATAGTTTTTTTCCAAGAATATGGAATGTTGAATATGTTAAACAAAATAGAGAAGCTCTTGCAGAAAAATTGAGAATACATTTTCGCAACAATCCAGAATCTGTTGTGTATGATCGAGATGAAATGGTATATACCACAACTCGATTATCTACTCGAGAATCTGATATTGAAGCAAGAGTACAAAACGCAATAGATGCTATAGTTAATGAGAGTGATCCATTAGGACAAAACATTTTATCTTATGGATCTGGTGTATCTTCTCACCTCAAACACCGACAACTAGATATACCTAATGGAGATGTTGCTGATTTTATAATGACAAATCCTATTCAGGTTATGCAAACCTATACTCGCAGAACAGCGGCAAGACATGAGTTTCATGAAACATTTGGATATCATGATCCTGAAATTGTTATTGGTAAGATAATAGATAAAGAGTTAGATGCTGGCAGATCTATAAAAGAAGTAAATAGATTGCGTAGAGATTTTCTTGCGTCTTATGATCGAGTGGCGGCAACAGCAATACAGAATCCTGATACGTTAAGTATGAAAGTTGCTAATACTTTGAAAGATCTTGCAACATTAAATTATCTTGGAAGTGCTGGTTTTGCGGCATTACCTGATGCGGCAGTTACAATAATGCAAAGTGAGATGGGTCCATTATTCCGTCAGTTGTTTAGTGTCTTGAATGATAATAGAGTGCGAATGAATGCGATGGAAGCACAGCAAGCTGGTGAAGGATTAGAAACAATACTGGCTGATGTTCACATGAGAATAGTTGCAGAAGAAACTGCAAACCCTTTTGCTAATTCAAACTTTGAAAGATTGAGAAGAAAAGGACGCCATGTATTCTTTCAGTTAAATTTACTTGGCCCATTTACCAGAACATTCAAACAGTTTTCTAGTATGGCTAATAGTCATAATATTATTGAGTATTCTACAAAGTGGGCTGATGGTTCTATTACACAAAAACAAAGAGATTTTCTTGTACGTCATGGGATTGGTGAACGAGAAGCAAAGTTAATAGATTCTCAAAGAGAAGAAAATATTAAGATTGTTGATAGAGTTGCTTACGAAGATGCAAAGTTTTTACAAACACAATCTGTTCATAGACAGTTAAATGAAGCACTCAATGCAACTCCTGAATCAAGAACACCTACACAAGAAGCATATATATCGGATCTAAGCTCAAGAGATAGAGAACTAATTACTAATTTAGAGCCTGATGATTTAAGATTTGAGGATTTTGTAACACGAAAATTTCCATTTATGTTAGATACGTCTAATAGACAAGCTAGTATTTTTAATCAAGTCGAGTTGCAAAATTTTATACAAAGAAGTCAAGAAGCTGATTTTGATCCAGTAGCAGAGGGTTTACGAGTTCCATCCGATCAAGAAATAAAACGATATAAAAATGCTTTTAGTCTTGATGGTTCTCCAAGATTTATGGAAGAGGGAGCTGGTATGCAGAAAAGTGAGAAAGGCTTTTGGTATGCAAACTCTAGCACTTGGACAAATGACGAAGCTTTAACAGTATTCCGTAGAGCATTGAATATGTCTGTTAGTAATAATGTATTAATGGGAACACCAGCAGACAAACCATTAGCAACTGATGGTGTATTTTATATTCCAATGCGTATTGCAAGAATGGCTGGTATGAAAGAAGATTCTCGAGTGTCAGGATATGCTCGAATAGAACAACCATTGATGGCATTACCATTTCAGTTTTATTCTTATGCGTTTGCGGCGGCAAACAAGATTACTGGGTTGTATGCACAAGGAGCAGTTACAAATAGACTTACTGGTGTGGTTACAATGATGGGATTAGCGTATATGGGTATGCAGTTAAAGTATATGAATAATCCTTATGTATTAGAGAATATGTCACTTGAAGATAAGATTGCTCGATCTTTTGATATGTCAGGTTTGGCGGCAATCTATAGTGATATATTCTATACTTCATTACATACATCACTTGCATTGGGTGGCCCAGATATTGGAATGGGTGTTATTAGTCCAAAGTATAGACAAGAAAAAGATTATATTGACGCTGTAACCATGCCTATGGGTGCTGGAGTGGGTATTGGAACTGATTTGGTAAGAAGTGCTGGATCATTTGTTATGGGTGACTACGGCGAGGGTTCTAAAGATTTTATTAGCAATTTACCTTATATGAGGTTATGGTTTCTTAAAGACTTGGTAAATGATATGACTAGATCAATTTCTGATGGACTCGGTGCAAATAGATATGGGGGTTAATAAATGACAATATCAGTATCGAATAATACACCAAGAGTTTCTTATGCTGTAGCAGAAGGACAAACACAAACATCCTTTACAGTAAATTTCGAGTTTTTTGCAGAAGCAGATCTGAATGTTTATGTTGATGATATATTAAAAAGTTTAACTACTCATTATACAGTATCAGGTGGCAATGGTTCTACTGGTGCTGTTGCTATAAGTGTTACTGGTGCAACTGGTGGATCTACTGTAGTTATTACTAGAGATATTGCTCTTGAGAGAACAACTGATTTTCCTACTTCTGGTGCTTTCAATATTTCTTCTTTAAATACAGAACTAGATAAACTTGTAGCTATAGATGCAGATGTTGATGATACAATAAGCAGATCTATTAGATTACAAGATCAAGACGCTACAGCATCTATGGAACTTCCTCTTAAAGCATCAAGGGTAGGCACAGTATTAGGATTTAATGCAACTACTGGTGCGGCAGAAGCTGGACCAACTATTACTGCTGTGCAAAGTTTAGCTGATGTAACTACATCTATAAATCTATTAGGTACTTCTGCTGTAGTAGAAGACATGGGGTTGCTTGCTACATCAGCAGTTATAGAAGATATGGGATTGTTGGCTACATCAAGCAACATATCTGCTATGGCATTATTAGGAACAAGTGCTGTTATTACTGATATGGGATTACTTGGTACATCTGCTGTTGTAGAGGATATGGGATTTCTTGGAACATCTGCAAACGTAACAGCAATGGGTAATTTAGGAACCTCTACTGTTGTAGGTCACATGGCGGCACTCAACGCATCAGGTGTTATATCAAACATATCAACTGTAGCTACTGATATTTCAAATGTGAATACAGTTGCATCTAATGTATCAGGCATAAATGACTTTGCGGCTCGATACAGAGTAGCATCCTCCGAACCAAGCTCTTCCCTTGATGTTGGTGATTTGTTATTTGATACTACAGCTAATCAGTTGAAGGTGTATAAGTCTGGTGGCTGGGAAGCGGCAAGTGCATTTGGTAATTTATCATCAGATAGTACACCGGAACTAGGTGGTAACTTAGATGTAGTTACACATAGTATTGTATCATCAAGTGATAGAAACATAGCCATAACACCAAATGGTGCTGGTGTTGTTAGAATAGATGGTAATGTAGATATATCAACTGGTGCTATAGATTTAAAGAATGGTGGTACGCAGTCGTATATTAGATTCTATTGCGAAAGTTCTAATGCTCATTACGCACAACTACAAGCACCAGCTCACTCTGCTTTTGGCGGTAACATTACTCTTACAATGCCAGCAACAACTGGTACATTGGCTCTTACATCTCAACTTCCAACATCAGGAATATCAAGTGGCAATGTTGCTACATTTACATCTGGTGTAGCTGATGATGATTTCTTGAAAGTTAATGGTACTTCTATTGAGGGTAGGAGTGCTTCTGAGGTTGCTTCAGATATAGGAGCGGCAACAACAGATGATGCAACAGCTCTTGCTATAGCGTTGGGATAAAGGAGAAATAATATGGC